AAATTCACGAGCGACGACGTCCATCTTTCGTATCTTCCACTGGCACATATTTACGACCGCCTGGCTTGCTCATACATGCTGGCAGTCGGTGGAAGCGTCGGGTTCTACAGCGGAGACATCACCAAGATCAAGGAGGACATCCAGGCGCTCAAGCCCACATTCTTCGCGTCCGTGCCTCGTCTCTACAACAAGATCTACGACGGTATCGTGGACGGTATGAACAAGCAAAAAGGCGTCAAGAAGATGCTGGTCGACTGGGCGACGAGTTCTAAGCTCGAGAACCTCAAACACTCGAAGTTTACCCACCGTATCTTTGACGCCCTGGTCTTCAACAAGATTCGCAACGCATTTGGAGGAAACCTGCGCTTCATGTCCACCGCGGCAGCTCCCATCGCCGGCAACCGACTCTCTCTCCTGAAGATCTCCATGAGCTGCCCCATCGCCGAAGTCTATGGCCAGACCGAGTCGTGTGGTGCCTCTTTCATGACCAATACGCTGGACACCAAGACCGGACACGTGGGAGGTATCTCCCCTGCCGCCGAGTTCAAGCTCGTTGATATTCCCGAGATGAATTACACCTCGAAGGATGTTGATGAGGATGGCAACCTACGCCCTCGCGGTGAGATTTGCCTGCGCGGCCCAATGATATTCAGGGGATACTACAAGGACCCCGAGAAGACTGCCGAGGCAATCGACGCTGATGGCTGGCTTCACACAGGAGATGTGGGCGTGGTAGATTTTACCGGGCGCCTCACGATCATCGACCGCAAGAAGAACATCTTCAAGCTCTCTCAGGGGGAGTATGTTGCGGTGGAGAAAGTAGAGACGGTGCTTCTGCGGAGCAAGATCATCGAGGAAATTATCGTATATGGCGACTCCCTCGAGTCATATGTCGTCGCTGCCGTGGTGCCAAACAAGAACGTCACTTCTGATCCCGCGGAGATCCTCAAGGAGATCAAGGCTCTGGGCAAGGCGGAGGGTCTCAAGGGATTTGAGGTTCCTCAGAAAATTCACGTGAGCGACCAGACATTCGGAGAGCTCGGACTTCTCACGGCAACGATGAAGGTCAAACGCATCGAAGCCAAGGGCCATTTCAAGAACACTTTTGATAACTTGTATGCAAACTAATGTAAATATATCGTCATCGTAAAGTATTTAAATGAAATATGTGTTCGTATTTCACAAAATGTTATCAGACGAAGAATACAATCTGGATATTTATATGTCCAACATGCTTAATGTTATTTTCGATTTCGACCTGAATAATTCTAAAACTCCTTTAAAATACTACTGCCATAAAACTGGAGACTTATTTACATTTCCAAGACATACGATTGATATATTTGGAGATATCAGAAACGAAAAGGACGAACTTTTATCAACCGGCCAATCTCATTATTACGTATCAGGTATAACGGATGATGATAGTGAATATCACAAAATATATACACATCGCGCGATATGTTCAACCTTTTTTGGGAAACCATACGATGATTTTACATCAGATCATATAAATAGAGACCCAAAATATAATTGTCTTTGGAATCTGCGTTGGTTATCACGAGAAGATCAGAATCGCAATCGAACCATTCATAAGTCTCGTATAGATAGCTGTCCAATTATTGGAACACATATAAGCTCGGGAGAAACTATTAGTTTTGATTCTACTTTAGACGCAACAATAAAAAATTTCGACACAGGAAACATATCGAAATGTCTGAACAAAAAACAAAAAACTCATAAGAATTACATATGGTCATGTCCTCCAAGTCTACCTGATCTTCCTAACGAAGAGTGGAAATTACTCAGAGAAAGTAAAATATACAAAATATGGATAGGAAATATGAATCGTCTTACTGTAGAGTTTTGTCACGGATATATGAAAAAAATATTTTCATACGATTTATCTACAAGCAAGGGGTATCCGAGAATTGACGATGGTGGTAGATCAATAAAGTTCCACAACGCTGTTTGGAAACTATTTAGAGGCCCCATTCCAGATGATATGATAATCAATCATATCGATCACAATCCATTAAACAACTCGTTGGATAATCTTGAAATAACAGACTATTCCGGCAATGGTTTTGCTGCTCACGACGCTGGTTGTTTTGATGGTTCCAAGAGACAACGACAGGCGATACAGATAGATGGAATTAAATATACATCCCCTATGGATGCTGCTAGAAAACTGAATCCGATGATTACTGACAGAAAAGAAATTGACAAGATATCAGGTAAATATCGAAAACGTGTTAAGAGTCCTAATTATCCTACATATACGTTTGTGTAATATTAACTTAAAAAAAATAAAATGATACACATAAGTAAAGCTTACTATGCCGGGAGCCATAAGTCAGCTCGTCTCATACGGCGCTCAGGACGTATATCTCACAGGAAATCCTCAGATCACATTTTTTAAATCCGTATACCGTCGCTACACCAACTTTGCGATGGAAAGTATCCAACAGACCGCGGATGGGGACACTGATTTTGGTAAATTCCCTACCGTGACCATTTCTCGCAACGGTGATCTCGCCGGACCAATTTGGATCGAGGTCACTCTTCCGAGTCTTCTGGGATACGACATTACCCCAACCCCGCCGATCACTCTGGGATCTACGACGCTCGTCAACACTACCAATGTAGCTGCACTGAGCAACGTGTTCACGGACGCATCCGGTAACTACTGGCAGTCCAATAATGCAGGAGTATATTCCAACCTTATTGCGGCGTACAGCAATGTGAATGGTTCTTACTACAATAATACGTCATTGTCCGAGAGTGCCAATATATACACTTGGCCCTACATGAACTTCACTGCAAACGTTGGTAATGCCGGTATTGCCAATGTGAGCATTCCCACGTCCAACCTGCGTTATGTCAACGGCATCGGTCTCGCATTATTCAATTCCATAGAGCTCCAGCTGGGTGGTCAGCGGATTGACAAGCACTACTCGAACTGGTGGGATGTGTGGACCGAGCTCACCGAGACATCCGAGAAATTATCCGGATACAACAAGATGGTCGGAAGATATGATCCTACGTATTACAAGAGCAATTGGGATCGTTCCATGGCTGCCGGAGGAACCTACTACGTCCCGATGAAATTCTGCTACAACAGGAACCCCGGTCTGTATATGCCTCTGGTCGCTCTTCCATACCACGAACTCAAGATGAACTTCGACATCAACACGTATTTGAATTGCGTGAAGTGCAATTATCCCGTCACGAGTTTGACATCTAAGAACGGCGCCACTCCTCTCTCAATAACCAACATGAAGTTATACTGCGACTATGTGTTTCTGGATGCTCCTGAGCGTATCAGGATGTCAGAAATCCAGCACGAATATCTGGTAACTCAACTGCAGTGGCAGGGATCGGAACCTGTGACTTCTCCGACCGCCCCATCTGGAACCCAGAATCGCAAGTTCACGCTGAACTTCAACCACCCGGTCCGCGAGCTTGTTTTTGTTTATCAGGCGGCCAGCACTTATGACTCCGACCCGGTGAACGGTAACGATATTTTCAACTACGAGATCCCGCAACCAGTCGGAAATGGTACCGAGGTGTTCGAAGAAGTCAAACTGATTATCAACGGTAGCGATCGTTTCTCGGCGAGACCCGGTGCCTACTTTCGTTTAGTGCAGCCCTACGAGCATCACGTTCGGGTTCCCGATAAGTCCGTATACGTGTATTCTTTCGCTCTAGAGGACGCAGATTCCAAACAGCCGAATGGCTCTTCAAACTTCACACGTTTCGATTCCGCTCAGCTTCAGGTCGTGCTGAACGCGAGCCTTCCTAGCGGACGTGTTCAAATATATGCCCCCAATTTTAATATTCTTCGCATAGCCGCAGGCATGGGGGGCCTTGCGTTCGCCAACTAAACTTGTTTCGATTATCAATGATTTCTTTTTACATCATTTGCTCATTCAGAAGAACATCATATACATAAAATTGTCTTCCCACAGCGATTCTGGCGTTTCCGGTGTTTGTATATCTATGTTTGATTGGTCCATCGTCGATGTTGGGCTTGAAGATGTCTCCCGATATTTCGTTTCAATGATACATGTATCAATCGTCCGGACGTAGAGTATGTGATCATTTATCAATCCAGTGCCGAGCACGGCTGGTATCTTCAAGGATAGCTTCACGTTTCTGTGTTCTGCCAGGGGGCTTGTTTCTTGTTTCTTGTCTATCCAGTTGGAGTCTTTCGTTGACAGCATCATCATAATCATATTTTTTCTCGCGAGCATGAAGTATGTACAAGTATCCGTGAAACCCGGCCAATACACGCGAATTTGAGTGCACGTGAGATCATTGCACGTCATACAGCGTCTGCAACCGGCCAGAGGCATTTCGATGATTTTTTATGTTTGTAACAATTGAATATACATATCGTCATACTATGCCTACATTTATAGAACTATAGAGACCTGGGTCAAATGACACTGTGTTCACGAAACATTTTGTTGATCATCATTACTTAGTTTGTCGATACGAAAACATATCCATATCGACAAACATATAAGACAAGATTTTACTTGCTAATTAATGTAGCGGTGAAACCAGTATCTAATCCGCCAATGATAGTCTGAGCGTTACCCATAGTCTGAGCGATGGAAACTGTGATGGAATCGGTATTTGACAGTGCAACGATGTAAGATCCGGATGTGATGTAATTCTGCGACGCACCGGTGGCAGGAGTCTGAACGAGTGTCTTGTGGCGTGTCCCGTTCTTTAACAAATGAAGCTGCATTTGCCCAGCAGCAACCGTAGACCCCCAAGCGCAAGAAGCACAGATGTTATAATAGCCTGCTACTCCTGGTGTATATGCTCTAGTAGCCAAGCTGAACCCAGAAACCGTGTCGTAAACGACGTTCGAATACAGAGGAGTAGTGTTACCAATGGTGTTTATCGTCTGAGTTGCCAAGTTTCCAAAGAATACGGACACCGAAGGGCCGTTGGGAATACCTGTCAGCAGTGCTCCGTTACCGCGGAAGAAGGATGCTGCGACATTACCTGTGACGTTCACCTGCCCGGCTACGGTGATATTTCCGGGAGCTGTCACGTTACCTCTGATATCTACGTTACCGGTCGACGGAAGCCCGGATGTGAACCCACTGCCAAGCCCAACGATGTTCAAGAACGTTCCGACGTCACTACGTATTTGTTCGCCAGAACCTGCAGTTATACTCAATCCAGTTCTCAGACGATAATCTGTAGTCGTAGAAGGAGTTAATATGATATCGAGAACGGGAGCGGGAGTATTGGAAGAAGCAAGAGACGGTGGCAATGTTTCCGATAATGGACCAATTTGAGCCCCTGTAGTGCTGTTGACCAGTCTAAACGAGTAGAAGTAGTTAGATGCCGCTTGCCACCCCAGCTGTGCAGTAATACGATATGTGACTCCACCTTCAAGCGTAAATACACCTGTAGTCGAGTTATACGTGATACCGCTACTTTCTGATACCGAATTCATAATGATGTTAATGTTACTCCAGTTTCCGGAAGCGATAGTTTGATTACTCGAGCGCACTGCCGCCAGATATCTAGCAGGAGGAGTGATGCCAGTCAGCAGCGAACCATTTCCTACGAAAAAGCTAGCAGATATGCCGCGAGTCGCGACTATATTTCCACTGACCGTGACATTTCCTCCAGATAGGATCGTATTACCAATATTACCAGTAATCGCGATGACGTTGTTCACATTTGCGTAAGTACCAATAACATTACCACTGACGTCAATATTGGCAACCGAGGGAAGTGCAGTCGCCACGCCTTCCAGCAATGCGCCATTTCCGAGGAAATACTCGGCGGTTACGTTTCCGGTCACATTCACCTGCCCTGCGACGATGACGTTTCCGGTGGCGGTTACGTTACCGAGAACATCCGCGGTAATGGTGGTCGGGAGCGTAGCAGTTACGCCGGTCAATAGCGCACCGTTACCCAGGAAGTATGAAGCCGTCGCGTTGCCGCTGAGAGTGATGCTCGTCGTAACACTCTCGCTTAGGTATTCCAATGCTTCTACCAATGCGTTACCAGCTGGGACTGGGCCAATGTTAGATGTTAGTTCTATAACATCATCGGAGTAATCGCCGAAAGAAGCTAGAACGTCGCCGGTGCGTCCGAATACCGTGTTCACCGGGAAATTAGCGCCTTCGAATTCCAACCAATTCAAATCAACGTTGGACGGAGTTGCGGTTAGCAGATATGAGTTTCCATCGTCCGCCTGTCTGACGACAGAACCTATGGGCAAAGCACCGGCTCCTAATGCGAGACGAGCTGCTTCATCAGCAACATATCCTTGAGGAATC